GCACTTGATTGAGAAGTAACCTCTTTTTGGTCAACTGTTACGTTAAAATTACAATTTGTACTACAAGCAAATGCAACATCCACCTCTGGGTCTACATCTGTTCTATGGTAATATAACATCACATTTTTTCCTATTACTGCACTCATTTTAAACGTATTTTAAATTTGTTTTGTTTGGGTAATAGTTTGATAAATATGACCTTAAAGTATTTTCATTTATACCAAGTAAATTTGCAGCTTCTTTTGCTGAATTATAAAATATACCTGTACCTAAATCTAATACTAATTTAGACATTCTTTTGCTTGTTATGTTTCTTGTACGTTCTTGTAATCCATTATTCCAAGCGTGTTGCATATTTATTGAACGATTACACCACTCTAAATTTTCTAATCTATAATCGTTTTTTATGCCATTTTTATGATTTACGTGATTCATCCCTTCAACTTTTGGTATAAAATAATCAGCCAAAAGTCTATGAACATATATCATTTTTCTGCCATATTGATTATATAGGCAAACAATACTATAACCATTTTTACTTGTAGTATTTATTAAACGCTTACCAGTTCTTATGTTTAAAACTTCGCCAATCTCATTTATTGAGTAATTTGGGAATTCTTGTATTATTACTGCTGCCATATTACAAATTTACGTATTTAAGACGATATATTAAGGACCAGTTACACTACATAAACCAACTGTATTTATGTAATAAACCCTTGTGTTTATTAAATTTTCACTTTGAATCTTATACCAAGCATTCCCGCCATTAAAAGGTATACTACAATACTTATCAGTATATGCAACCGCTTTAGTGTATGAAGTAGTCGAATTACCTAATACATAAACAATATTACTTGTTAAAGATGCAAGATTTGCAGCACTTTGAGTTACTTGAGGTGCAGACCTTTGTACTGGGTATGGTTCACCTTGTGTTTCTATTGTATAATTAGTTACAATTGTAGTTTCATCATTATTTTGTTCTAATTCTAATAAAGTACAAGCAACATCATTATTTACTAAATCTATTGTAGAATTTCCTAATATGTATGGTTTCCCTTGTATAGAATTTACAACATCTGAATCATCCATTTTAATTCTTATTGCAGAACTAAACCTTTCTACATCAATTGGGCTTAAACCTTCAAATGTTGCATCAACATTAATTGGGTTTTTAATTAATGAATTTGAATATTCATTTATTATTAGTTCAGATAAACTTCTATAAATTATGCTTGAATATCTTTGATTGTACCAATTGTAAAGATTATTACCAGCACTATCGCATAATAAACCTCTATAATAATACTGACCATTTACTATTGAGTTAAAACCATAAGGCAAATCTAATTCATATACATATTCATCAGAATCAGTAAAATATGAATCTATTTTGACATTAGTTACCCTTTGAGTTACACTAATTTCAAAGTTATTTAGTTCTACCCAATCATTACTTTCAGAGCCTTGTATTGTTCCAATATAAAATTGAATAGTTAAACTTGATGTAAAAGGTACTCTTATACAAGAAACAGTTTGAGTTCCTTTTAAATTAGGTGCATATTTAATTGGGTAATAATAAGAACTACCTGATAAATTATCAGACCATTCTTCATCTTGATTCCAAAAGTACCCATTGTCAAGCATTATCTTAACATACATTGTATTAGTTGGAATACCACTACCACCAGACCCAACAATTGTAAATGAAACATCAAAATTATCTAAATATTGAACAGTTGGTAAATTAGTTGGAGAAACCCAAGCATATGATGAAGTACCATTTTCTTTATATAAAATATAAGAGTTTAAATTAGCATCAACATATGGCTTTATTAATATTTGTGAAGTAGCACCATTAACTTGTGCATCCCATCCAGCTGCCGAGTTACTAATATAATTTTTTAAATTGTAATTAGTAATGTAGTTATTTGGATATTCAATCTCTTTATTTATTGAAACCTTATTATAACCCTTCTTTAATATTTTAAATTGACTATTGTCTACAAAATACCCACCAGATGTATTTCCAGAATATCCTTGTATTCTTAAAGTTTCATCTCTTGTACCATAAGAATCAATTGAATAATCTGGATTGTATATTGTATAATAATATGAATCTTGTGCAAATTCATTTAAAGGAACTATAAACCACTTTCCTTCCGCTTGAAAGAATCTACATCCAAATGACTTAGAAAAATCACGTATTAAATCAAGACAATTTATGGTTTCTAAATTATTATCAAGCAATGTTGAATACCTAACATAAGTTTGATTCAATGGTTCATTACTTCCTAATGTTGCTCTATTTGACATTCCATTAGCAAAATAACTAATACCAGATAATAACTTTAAAGATGTAGGGAATTGAATATAATCTAAGCACTCTAAAATAACTTCAAGAGCCTTCTTTCTTTGTATTAAATAATATGAAGATGGCATTTCATACTTTATGCTTTCAAGCATACCTAAACCATCTATTGCATTAAAAGCTAATTCTTTTCTACCAGTTGTAAAAGATATGTCAACACTATCGCTTAAAGACCATCCTTGCCACTCTAACGTACTGCCATAAAATAACTTTACTAAATACTTTCTATCATCCAAAGTAGCAAAGTTTGGCATATTTTCCACATCATCTGTAACATCTATTCCAACACTTAATTGACTAACTACAATTGGTTCGTAAATATCATCGCTTTTAGGGATGTATTGAAGATTTATATTTAATCCAATATAATCTATTGGTTCTTCATCCCATCCATCTTCTAATAAATGAACTGTTGAAATAACATCAGATTTAGTAGCAAATGTTATTCTATATTTTAAATTGTATGCCATTATATTCCACGTCTTAGGTTAAGTGATGTATTAGAACGTTGTAAAGCTAATACTAAATCATTGCCTTTCAATACAAATTGACCATTTTGTCCCATACTATTGCTTGACATAGCACCAGCATTAAATGTGGTATTAAGCATTCCGCTTAATTTACTTAAAGGTAATACCGCCTCACTTTCAGCACCTTCACCAATCATTGCTAAAGTTGGACCAGTTGCAACTCCACCACTTGCTAAACCTAATATATCCTTGAAAAATCCAAGAAATCCTTTACCACCAGCAGCAACAGAACCGCCAGGCAATAAAGACATTATAGCTGCAAATAATGTCGCTTGTATTAATGTTTGAGCAATTTGCTCAGCTAATCTACCAAACATTTGTCCTAATGCTTCACCAGCAGAAACACCTTGCTGCATTGCATCATACATTCCAAATAAAGAACTTGTTACACTTGAAGATATTGTCATTGAAAAATTCTCATATTCTTTAGTCAATTTCTTTACATCGTCAGATTCTTGGTCTATATTTTTTTGTGCTAACTTTTCTTTCCACTTAGTCCACCCAGTTAACCATTTAAGATAATCTTCGTGTTGCTTTTTAGAATCTTCTAAAAATGTATCTTTTGGTGCTTCTTCTAATGGAGTTAAAATAGCATTTGTCCTATTTATTTGACGAATTAAATTTTGTGCATCTTTAAAAGGTAAAGTTTTATCTTTTTTCTCTTTAGGTGCATTTTTATCTGGTGTTTCAATATTTGTAAGAGTATTTAATAACTCTAAATTTTTATCTTTAGCATTTTTAATTGTTAAATCTAAAGCATCTAATAATGGTTTATATCTTTTTACAATTGCATCTTTTTGACTTTCAACAGAAATAACTTTTCCGCCAAAATCACCAATTCCTCCACTTTGGGTTATAATAGGTTTTAATTTACCTATTTCATCTCTTTGTGCTGCTAATAATTTTGAACGTTCAGTATATGTAGCAGATAAAATTTCTTGTGTATTCTTTTCTTTTCCAGCAGCATCTTCTTGAATTGCAGCTACATTAACTAAATGTATTAACCAAGCCTTATCTGTTTTTATTGTAGCATCCTTTATTTCTTTATTTTGTGAATATAAGGACTTTAACTTTTTAAGTGCTTCTTCTTGTTGTGTAGAAGTTCCACCTGAAATAATATTAACTAAATTTAAAGCAACTGTTCTATTTGATTGAGCCTCTCCAACTATTTTAAATACATCTTGATTTAACTTATTAAGTTCTTCTCTAAACTTCTTTAATTTTTCAGTTGGTCCATTAAAAAACGCAGAAATTTCATCACTATATGTAACCGCTAAAGAAGATACAACACCCAATGCAAGACCAATACCAGCTGGACCAACTAACCCAGCAGCCATTGATTTTAATGCTTCTGTTGAACTTCCAGTCTGAGTTTTAAGTCTTTGGAATGATTCTAATAATGGATTTAAGTTGTTTGCAATACCTATAAATCCATAAGGAGCATCTTGAGCAACTCTTGATAGATTACTTAAGGCATTTGTTGCATCAGTTGTTGGTCTTGAAACACCTTGCATTTGTGTTTTAATACCAGATATTGTACCATTAAGATTCTTTATTTGAGTATTGAGATAATTTATCTCACCAACGTTTGTGGCTCTCTTTAAAGCTGATTCAAATTGTTTTAATAAATTCTCTGCTCTTTGCAAGGAGCTTTGAAAGTCGGTAGTATTAGCACCAATATTAATATTTAAATCTATAAGTTCTGCCATCTTTTTTAGTTTACTCCGTACAGTTTAAGTGTTCTTGCCAATTGCTCATCAGTTAGCATTACTCTTTCTTCTTCTTCTTCTATATCATCAATCTCTGGTATATGCCAAAATGATTTTATTGACTTAGGTGTTTTTTCAGAAGTGTTACTTAGGTATACAATATAGGCAAGGTTTCTTGTCCTTGCCCATTCGTTTATTTCGTTTCTTTCCTTTCCTAATAAAATAATAGAAAAGTCTTTCCACGTCATCTCCCAAAACTCATTTGGGCGTATACCACATTCAGCAGCCTTAACTAAAATATCATCCCAAGTTAACTTTTTTAGGCTTTTTTTTTTCTTCTTTAGTAACACCTTGTACTGAATTCATTGTTGTATCAACAATATATTTCATATAATCTACAAGTTGCCCTTCAGCTTGAAAAATTGAGCCTACTTCATCAATCCAATCACAAGCATCAACTTCCGTATATTCTATATCTTGCTTTGTGCTAACACAAGCTGATTTATAACCTATGTATACTAACTGAACTATTACATCCAAATTAGTATGAGCCGTTGCTAATAAATTGAAGTATTGTTCAATGCTTATGTTGTTTACTTTTGTAAACTCCTTCATTGCCCAAGTACCCCATTTAAGATTGATTGTGTTGTTGTTGGTCTTAAGTTGGAACATATGTTTTTATTTTATTATGATTGCTCTGTTTGTGCGATTGGTGGAGTGCTTACAACTAAAGTTGCAGTAAATTTAACATCATCCTTATCAGCAGCATTTACCGCAAAGTTGCTAATAAATACTAAACTTGAAGATGTACCACCATAGTAAACATCACCAGCAGCTGGACTTGCTTTACCCATTTTGATAGCAAATAAAGTCTTTGCAGCGTGTGCATCATACAATTGTTGGTAGCTATCCTTTGAAGGAGTACCAGTTTCATCAATTGCAAATCCTTCACACTCGAAAGATTGGTTAAAAGATGGACTTGGAGTGTAAGAATCACCACACTTAGAAGTTGCATCAATTGTACCTAAAGTTGATGTTAAAGAGTTTGAAGTTAAACAAGCTACTGGCTTGTATGTGCCATCATTGTTTAGGTCAGCTAAGAGGATATAATCTCTACCGCTTACTTTTGTTTCTGCCATTTTATTTAATTTTAATTTTGAGTTATGGTTATGTTATAAGTTATTACTACTCTAAAAACGTTATCCAAAGGGTTTAAGCCATCTAAGTTTCTTATGCTTTCTACACTTAAACTTGAAGCAGTAAACCCATTTGATAGGGTAATATCTGTATCCGAGTTTATATCTTCTAACACTAAATCACTTATCGCCTCTGCACGTTTATAGCCAAAGTTAGCATTTTTTGTAATAATATCAACTGTGATTGAAATACTATTTGTGTAACCTGTTTTGCCTTGTTCTTGACTTGAGGTTCTACCACTCATAACAATGTACTCATCCCCAGCACCATCTGGTGCAAAACCATCGTAAACAACCAATCCACTTGCACTTGTCAAGTTGGTATAAAACCACTTCTTTATTTCTATAT